ATACTAAAGAATTGTTTCTTCAATTGAAACCACACATTGACGAAAATGTTGGCCGTGTGTTTGGTATTGAGCAGGCATTGTTTAGTCATCGGTTGAAAATTGCTGGTCGTTGTGATTGTATTGCAGAATGGAATGGCCAACTTTCAATCGTTGATTATAAAACAGCATCAAGAGAAAAATCTGAAGATGGTATTTTGAATTACTTTATGCAATGCACTGCCTACGCAGAAATGTTTGAGGAGCGAACAGGATTGCCAGTGAATCAAGTTGTTGTTGCAATTGCGGTTGAAAATGATAAACCACAAATCTTTGTCAGAGAGAAGCATAAATATATTAATGAGTTATTGAAGTATATTGCTGTATGAAGCAGAGAGAAAAGTGTTCTGGACGGCGGTTCGATTCCGCCCAGGTCCACCAAAAGCATGGCAGCGAAAGACGCCTAACCAGCGACCCCACCTACAGGGGAGGACACGGTGAATCATCGATTGTTGTGGTGACGATTGTATGTATTCACACCGCAGTAGGATGCTTTTGATGGGCCTGTATTGGTTTCGACAGGGCAAAGAGTAACAAAGTGGACAGCACGGCAACGCTAAAGCCGTTAGGGTTGGGACTACCCGGCCGTAGAAGCAAACCAAGTAAATGCAAACGATGAGCGTTTCGCATTAGCAGCCTAAACGCTGCTTAGGGTTCGGTGGGTTCCTCGTAACAGAATACCCACCATTTCACATCTTATTAATGTTGCGACTTTTGAAAAGTCCAGTGGATTAAATTTCTTTGAAAGGAGACAAATGGGTTCAAGACTAATACTTGCAGGCCTATTGTTGTCGAGTGTCATTTTAATGCTAACAGCAATTCATGTTGACACTAGAAGCATTCTACCAATGAAAGCGCCATTTAAAGCACTTGCGCCAGAAGCTCAAAAACAAATCTCTTGTTTGGCCGAAAACATTTATTTCGAAGCGAAGAGCGAACCAAAAGAGGGTAAAATCGCTGTTGCTTTTGTCACTTTGAACCGCCTCAGAACCGGCAACTATGCAGACACAATATGTGGCGTGGTTACTCAGAAAACCAACGGTGTTTGCCAGTTCTCGTGGTATTGTGACTCGAGCATTACCAGTAAGCGCTTGACAATTAAGAACAGTCCAGTATATAATGATATCTTAGAAATGTCAACATATCTTTACCTGAACATTCATAGGGTACAAGATGTAACGAATGGTGCGACATTTTATCACGCTGACTATGTAAATCCTGGTTGGCAATTGAAAAAGGAAAAGCAAATTGGCAGACACATCTTCTACAAACGAAACGGAGATCAAATTGACAGAAACAAAACTATCATATAATCGAGCAAATCGTGACTTGATTACGGTTATGGTAGCACTTACGATTGTATCTTGTACCGCAATTGTTGGTGCAATTGTTTATAATTTGAATGATCGTAACAACATGGCAAAAAACATTGAAGCTGCCATCGCAAAGGGCGTTGATCCTTTGTCTGTAAAGTGTGCATACGAAACTAATCCAAACTCTGTTTGTATTGCACATTCTCTCACTGGTAAGAAATAATTTTTGGAGATTATATAATGAAATTCACGCTTGTTTCACACGAAGAATTCGCCGGCAGCAAGTTGACGCTTGAGTTTGATGCTGTGAGTCTTTCTGATGTTCTTCCACGATTTGAAGATTTTCTTCGTGGTTCTGGTTTTGTTTTTGATGGTGTAGTAGACATTGTTGAATTCGAAGACTCTGATGTTGATTATGAAATTGGTGAAAAAGTCTTTGATAATTTGGTTGCAGGTTTGAATGGAACTAGTGCTGTGCAAGACCAAGCTGAATTGTGTAGTGTTTGTGGTATTTCAAAGGCTCGAATGGAAGGACACACTTGTTGGGACGAAAAGTGCCCAATGAAGGAGTACAATGCCAACTAAGGACGAAATGAAAAAGTTTGCTTTTGCTATCGATAGCATGGTAGCAAACACAGATTACACATATCTAGAAGCAATTATAGAATATTGCAAAGAAACAGGACTTGAAATAGAAGTTGCTGCTTCATTGATTAACTCGTCACTCAAAACTAAAATTGAGTCGCAAGCAATGGAGCAAAACATGTTGAAAATAAAAACATCACGACTACCAATATGATAACTGGTTATGAGGCATTTGGAATTTTTCAAGCACTCAAGCTGCATTTCAATTCAGACAGTTATGATTTCTTCAAGTACAATGGCAAGAGTAAAATCTCTGTAGATTCTTTTGAAAATCGTAAAGACAAGTATCATTTCTACAAGCTATCTCGTAGACTTAGCAACAAAGATGAGTTGATTCTTTTCATTGTTGCTAATTTGTTGAACAATGATAATTTGTGGGTCGGCGATTTGTTGACCGAAGAATCCGAAACTGTTTATCGTGAGCGTATGAAAGTCATTCAAAGTCTCTCGTACACTTTTGAAAATGATTGTCGAAAACTCTTTGATGGTATCGACAATCCAAATGATTTGTTGCAAAGTGACGATGGCGACTATCCAGTTCTTTTGCGTATGGCTTTGCGTAAAGAAATTTCAATTGAAACGTTGTGTATTTTGAATTCTATTCTGAAGTTCTTTCCGATGTGGTCACGAAAGATTACCGATACAGTTCGATGGCCAGACTACCGAAGGAAAGTTCTAAAGTTTGCCGCATTTCTGTCTTTTGATGATGTAAAATACAAGTCTATTCTGAAAAAAGTGATTACTGAAAATGAAAAAGCTATATCTTGATATGGATGGCGTCTTGGCCGATTTTGACAAGCGCTATCACGAATTGTTTAATGAATCTCCGGCAGATTCCCGAGGAAACAAAAACTTCAGTCCAAATTGGACCGTTTTTGTAGAAGGCAAAAACTTTGCCTCACTAGATATGTTTCCTGGTGCCGAAGAACTTTTGCAATTCGTGAGGATGCTTGAAGATAAAAATTTGGTAGAAGTTGAAATCCTATCATCTTCAGGTGGTGAAAAATACCATAGTTTGGTTGAAGCGCAAAAGCGAGTTTGGCTAACTACACATGGAATTCATTACAAGCGCAACATTGTACCTGGTCGCCGGTTGAAAAAAGACTATGCAACACCAGATACAATTTTGATTGATGACACGCCCGATGTAATTGAAGATTTCAATCGTGCTGGTGGCATTGGCATTCTTCACGAAAATGCGGCAGACACTATTGAACGCCTCAAATCTATCTTTCAAATTCACTAAATATAACTATGCTCTGGTCAGCACTGTGGGAAGCGCAGATAGACAATACTAGAACAAGGTTCGAATCCAAACTAGAGCATCTAAATTATGTTTTTGTGGATAATCCGTTTACACTCCGTTAATATACCGTCATACGAAAGGAAAATATATGACTTCATTTGCTAATCTCAAGCGTAACAAAAGTTCGTTTGATAAACTCACTAAGGCTATCGAAGCCGTCAATCAACCTGCTGAGTCAGGTTCTAAAGAAGACACCCGTTTCTGGCAACCACAAGTAGACAAGTCTGGTAATGGCATGGCGATTGTTCGCTTCTTGCCGGCACCTGCTGTTGATGGTGATGATGCACTTCCTTGGGTTCGTGTTTTCTCTCATGGATTCCAGGGCCCTGGCGGATGGCTGATTGATAATTGCTTGACTACACTTAATCAGAAGTGTCCTGTCTGTGAACACAACAATATGCTTTGGAACTCTGGTGTAGAAGCAAACAAAGAAATTGTTCGTAAGCAAAAGCGCAAGTTGAACTATGTCGCCAATGTTCTAATCGTTTCTGATCCTAAGAATCCTGAAAACGAAGGACAAGTTAAACTGTTCAAGTTCGGTAAGAAAATCTTCGACAAAATCAGCGAGGCTATGAATCCTGAGTTTGAAGATGAGAAGCCGATGAACCCGTTTGATTTCTGGGAAGGCGCTAACTTCAAGTTGAAGATTCGTAATGTTGAAGGCTATCGCAACTACGATAAGTCTGAATTTGATTCGCCTGAGGCTCTCTTCGGCGGTGATGACGATAAACTTGAAGCTCTCTGGAAGAAAGAACATTCTCTCCAAGAGTTTACTGATGCTAAACAATTCAAGTCTTATGATGTATTGAAGGGTCGCCTTGACAAGGTTCTCGGCTTTGAAGGTGCACCTATCCGTTCTAAGGCTGAAGATACTGTTGCTCGTATTAGTGAAGATGTTGATACTTCAAATACAGGCGATGAAGATGATCTTGATTACTTCAAGTCACTAGCAGAAGAACGCTAAAACAAACCCCGCTTCGGCGGGGTTTTTACTTTATATCGTTACTGTTCTTCCAACCAACAACTTCATAAACTCAGAATCAACGACACTTGGTTGATTAATTGACTGAGGCATTCTGTTAGGTTGTGATTGTTGAACATTCACAGAAGGCGCAGTAACAACAATTGGTGCTGATGCCAATTGAATTCTTTCTTTTTCCAATTCAGCTGTAGCAGCAGTAACTATCGGCCCCGTTGCCGGTCTTGCT